GATCATTGAGTATATCAGGTTCTCAATGTACTTTATATACGACTGTTGATAGTATCCCATTATTGGGGGTTACTGTTTTAAGTGGCGCGCAATTAATATATAATAATGATGCTTACGGGTTACAATATACATGTGGAAATAATGCAAAATGGGCCGTTCCTCATACAATGAGTTTGCAGAGTGCTATTGATCGCATAGCAAGCGTTGTTGGAAATATTACACCAATACCATAATTTATTTAATTTAAAAAATATTATATTATAATAATATATAATATGAGTGTTTCGTCTTTATTCTCAGATGCAAGTGAATATAACCTTTTTTGTAATGTTTTGACATGTAATAGTCTTAATTGTCCTTCTATCTCTCCTCCTGCACCAGCTGGACCAACTGGACCAACTGGGCCTCAAGGAATTCAAGGAATTCAGGGAATAACTGGACCAACTGGAGCAAATGGAGCAACTGGACCAACTGGACCTCAAGGAATTCAAGGAATTCAAGGAATTCAGGGAATAACTGGAGCAACTGGAGCAACTGGAGCAACTGGAGCAAATGGACCAACTGGACCTCAAGGAATTCAAGGAATTCAGGGAATAACTGGAGCAACTGGAGCAACTGGAGCAACTGGAGCAACTGGAGCAACTGGAGTAACTGGAGCAACTGGAGCCACTGGGCCCATAAATTCATCAGGAGGTCAATATGTCCCATTATCTCCTGTGGTGACAAATAGTAATGGCACAAATCAATATGGAGAAGCTTATTATGTGCAAATTTCATCTGGTGTTTTGGTGAATTGGTTATATGGTTTTGGTGTTATTATTGGAACAAATGTCACATCTACAATAACAATCCCAGTCCCAATAAATCCAACTTCAACATTTTCATCTTTATCTCAATGTGTTGGTTCTGTATCAATTGGAAATTATAATTCTTCAACATTCACATCTTACGGTGGTTTTATAAATTCTGTTAGTGGAACGGATAATTTAGTTATTTCATTTACTTATACAGCAACAGCGACTCAACAAGTTAGTGTCGGCGTATCTTTTGGATATTTTATTTAATTAAAAATAATATATAATTAAAAATTAAATTATATAGAATTATAATATATGTCAGTCGCTAATTTATTTAGTCCTAACGGATACACTATTTACGCCCATCAATATTTAAATGATCAAGGTATGCCTGCTATCGGATCAACTGGACCAACGGGTCCAATTGGACCAACTGGCCCATCTGGTGGGCCTACTGGACCTCAAGGAATTCAAGGAATTCAAGGAATTCAAGGAATTCAGGGAGTTACTGGACCAAATGGAATAACTGGACCAACTGGAGCAACTGGAGCAACTGGAGCAACTGGAGCAACTGGAGCAACTGGAGCAACTGGAGTCACTGGGCCCGCATATTCTATTTTTAAACAAATATTCTTTACAGCTTCACAATTGACGAATGGCTCTATAAATTATATTGGATATGCTGGGAATACTTCAGATTTAACAAAGGCCATATATACATGTGGAACTAATGGGTTTACAATTACAAATTTTTATGTTACTTTTTCTGTCGCACCAGCTGGCGCGGTTGGTTCATATTGGAGTTTTTTAATATATAAAAATGGATTAACAACAAATTTTGCTGTTACAATACCCGAAAATTCGCAATCTGGAGCGGCCGCATCGAGTTTAAGTTTTGTCACTGGTGACACATTTTATATATTATATTCTTCTTCTGGTACTATTTCAGCGCCTACACAAACAATGTTAACTATTGATTATATGTAAATTGTTAAAAAAATCTATATTATTAATATAAGATGTCAATTGCTAATTTATTTACAGCAAATCAATATATTATTCATGCATATGAATTTTATGATAAAGACGGTTTAATAACTTCTGGCGGTTCAACTGGACCAACTGGACCAACTGGACCAACTGGACCAATGGGAATAACTGGACCAACTGGGCCAACTGGACCAATGGGAATAACTGGAGCAACTGGAGCAACTGGAGCAACTGGAGCAACTGGAGCAACTGGAGCAAATGGAGCAACCGGAGCAACTGGACCAACTGGGCCAACTGGACCAATGGGAATAACTGGAGCAACTGGAGCAACTGGAGCAAATGGAGCAACTGGAGCAACTGGAGCAACTGGAGCAACTGGAGCAAATGGAGCAACTGGAGCAACTGGAGCGACTGGACCTCAAGGAATTCAAGGAATTCAGGGAATAACTGGACCAATGGGAATAACTGGACCAACTGGACCAACTGGAACATCTGGATCATTTCCATTAATATATGTTAATACAATCACATATAATGTAACACAAATGAATACAAAATATGTAACAAATTATATCGGTTTAATGAATTTTGTATTGCCTACAACTGCGAATAATGGCGATGAAATAATAATTTCAAATATTTCAAATAATCAGATATCTATTGAACCCGGCGGATCAAATTTATTTGTATTAAATAATAATACATCAACAATGTATGGAAATATAACCAATTTATATAATAATTTTGGTAATTCATCGATATCATTATTTTATTTAATAACTGGAACATCCAATAATTATTGGGTTATATATTCTTTAACTGCTCCATGGTATGATGTGTATGATAATCAATATATTGGTTATATTGTTTATAAATCAATATTTCTAAATGGTCCAGCTGCTGGTGGTTCATATATAGCAAATAACGGCACAACATCAAATCAAAATTTGGCCACATATTTGGTCGCTTTACCCATAATTTTTACAAATATGTATGTTCAATTTAGTTCTAATGTTGCGGGCTCTGGTAGTTGGATTTTTACGTTATTAAAAAATGGCGTGTCTACTACTTTGGCGGCAACTGTGAATGCTGGCAGCATGTACGGTTATATTTACTCAAATATTTCATTTAATACTAATGATACATATTCAATATATTGCATATATACCGGCTCACCATCAACACCAGCATCAACATATATAACTTTATCATATTTCTAATTTTTATTTAATATATTAATTTTAATATATTAAATTTAATTCAATGAATAACATATTGAAAATGTACCGAATCCAGCCATTCCCGTATTTGAAAAATTGCCAAAATTATTTTCTATTATAACACTTCCAGCACTGGAAATTGAGGCAACACCATTTGCAAGATTTACAGTATTATTTTCAGACACTATTATTTGAAATACTGCTTGATTTGGTATAAAATCGGCTGGAATATTTGCTGTTGATATGATTGGTGATGCAATTGTTGAAGCTGATGAAATACCAATAAATGTTGCTATGACTGCATTTCCAATTCTCGTGAAACTTGCATTACCATTTATATTTGATGCAAAAGGGCCAGACCATGAAATAACAGAATCCACATGCTCATAAAAATTTAATTGATATTGTGAAGTGTTTAATGCTCCATTTAGAACAATACCATTGCTAACGCCTATATTTTCGCAATATATAGAATAATCATTTGCCGTAAATAAACTCGCTATTGACATTATAATATAATTCTATATTATATTTTTTATAATATTATTTAAAAAAATTAATATTATATAGAATTATATATATGGATCCTACACAGCTAAGAATTAGACAAATATTAGAACAACAAGACCGTATGCTTGGATATGGTGGCGAATTAATCGGTGGCATGCCAATTGGTGGAAATCCAATAAAGGGAAGGCATTATGCAAAAATGAAATCTTCCGCTTCTCATTCGCCTTGGATTGCTTATTTGAAGCGTATTGCCAGAAATACCGGCGAATCTTACGCTCAAGTATTAAAAAATAAAGAAGTTGCCGCATATTATCGTGAAAATAAAGCCCAAATTATACAAGATCAAATGCGTGGTGAAGGTTCTTTTGTTGGCGGTTATCCGAAAATGGGGCGAAGATATCCATTAATGGAATTCGCGGCAGAAAGAAGAGCACGCTCCAAATCTGGCAAAAAAGAATTAGCCCGTGCAAGGTTAATGCATTCTTATGATGCAATGAGAAGAAGAAGATAAATAATTATTTTATAATAAAACTATTATTATAATATATAAATGAATCAAATTTTATCTGTTCGAAATTTTCCAAAAAGTTACACCTCTGATATAATTAAAAATATTGATTTAGTTCGTTTTGACAAACATGATAATTTATTCCCTGTTGGCTCATTATCTTATAGATTTGCAAAATATCCGGCTGATGTTGATGTTATGGAATTTTTTAAAGATTGTTGCACAGTTCAAGAAGTTGCAAATAAAATGTCCAAAAAAATTTATAATACAGTTTTAAATATTGTTAAATCTTCATTGCACTATGTTATTGAATTAAAGATTGGTTTTGATGAAAGATATAATATTAATATTGGTGTTTTAGAAAATGATGTATATGATCCAAATACAAAAGTAATCACCGAAAAATTGCAATTTTGGGATAAAAATAAATTAATGGATTCAAAAGATATTTCTTTTATTAAAAATCTTTTATTTAATTCTCAAAAAAATGGACTTACTTATGATAAAATTAATGATGTAATAAGAAAATATAAAATTATTAGATGGTCGGATGTTGATATTTTAAATGGTTATAAAATTTTACCATTGGGATTAAAAAAAACTCTTGTTGAAGCTTTGCAACAAAACAGTATGGTTAAAATGGATGTTATCGGCTATGTTGATAAAAAATTTATGGAAATTTCAAATATTTTATTTTTAATTGTCACAACTGCAGATTCTCCAAATGGATATTATATTATTAATTTTGGTGTGCCTTATACTGATCATTTTTTCCAAGATGAGTTATTTGATCAAATACCAAAAGAAATCGAAAAATTATTTTATTCTGAATTCTTTTATTCTCCATTTAAAGGATTAAAACGTTTATTTAGTTTTGCTCGACAACATCAAAATATTCAATTGGCAGAAAATTTAAAAGATATTTTAAATGGTGATGTTTCTTTGGCATACCAATTAAAAAGTGAGGTTGAAACTTTATTATTATTATATGAAAAATTAAAAAATATTCCTGTTTCTTTTATTGATGAACAAGTTAATTTTATTAAATTGAGAATTTCAAATATCCTTTCTTTTGATGATAGACAATTGGATTTGTTTTATAATTTATTCAATTCTTATTTTAAAAATAAAAATCATAATAATTCCATTCATGTTTTGGAAATAATTAAAGATATTCTCAAAAAATTTTGTAATTTAATGGCTGTTGATTTTCTTGAAAAAAACGGCATGTATCCAATTAATAGAAATTTTCTTCCAAAAAAATTATCTTATTTATCTAATAATTTTAATCATAATATTATGACAAAAATGTTAGGTGTCGACATTAGAAATATTAATATACCCCAATATATTTATGAATATTCTATTAATTTAATTAAACCATAAATATAAAATATAAATATATTTATTGTTTTTTCGCTTCGCTCGGTTAATTGCTTACTTTTAATATATATTCATATTGTTTTTTATTTAAATATATTGCATCTCCATTATAATTTATAAAACATGTCTTTAATCTGTCTTTTAGTTTTGATTTATCGGTTTTTATATGTTCACAAAATAAATTATTTATTAATTCTTTTATTTTATTTCTTTCTAAATGTATTTTTGATTTTTTATGTGTTGATAAATTCGATCTACTCACTGACACATTACACATTTCACATCTCATTTTATCATTATATTTTGCTTTGTCTTTGTCTGGTTTTTTTGGTCGACCGGTTTTTTTCTTGATCATCTCAATATATTTATTTTATATATTTATTTTGTTATTATTTTATTATTATATTATATAATAAAATGTTTTCATTATCAAAAGGTTTGCCAATTGGTATTATTAGTAAAGGAAAATTTAAAGATAATCATTTGGGTGTTTTATCCAGAGAAGAATTTGATAAAAAATGTTGTAAAAATAGGGGAGGGGATTGTGAATTTCAAATGTGTTGTGAGAATTGTACATTTGATCCTATGGATTCTGATGATATTGTTTTAAATAGTTCATTTATTACTCCTTGTCCTAATCCAAATGTTCGTGAAGTTTTGTATATTTGCGGACCTTCTGGGGTTGGAAAATCTACGTTAGCAAGCCAATATATTAAAGAGTATAAAAAATTATTTCCTAATAATGAAGTTATTATTTTTTCAAGAAAACCAAAAGATGATGTGTTGGATAAATTAAAACCTTTAAGATTTATTATTGATGAAAGTATTGTTACCGAACCCATTGACGTTTTAAATGAAGATGAATTTAAAAAAGGTTGTTTGGTATTATTTGACGATTGTAATACATTTCAAAATGATAAAATTAAAAAGGCTGTAAGCAAGCTAATGAGTGATATTCTGGAAATTGGAAGATCTGCAGGCATCTATATTATTATTACATCTCATTTAGTAAATCCAAATGAAAAAAAAGATTCACGTACTATTTGGAATGAAGCACATTGTGTTGTTATGTTTCCTCGTGGTGGAAATAAACACGGTATGGAATACGCTATGAAAAATTATTTAGGATATGATAAAAATACCATTGCTAAAATATTTAATTTGAATTCAAGATATGCATTGATGTCTAAACAATATCCCAATTATGTATTACATGAACATGGGGGTTGGATTGTAAAATAATTTATTTTATCTTTATTATATATAATTAATATGAATAATAAAGAAATCATTAAGAAAAATGAAAATATTGCGTTATCAAATCATGAAATTGATAAAATATTAAAAGGTAAAACTAAAATTTTAACATATACCGTTTTGACTAAATTTGATGATATTAATCAATTATTGGAACCGTATAAAAATTTTATATTATTATTTTTATCAAAACATAATTATGGTCATTGGACGTGTATTTTAAAGCATCCTAATAAAATTGAATTTTTTGACCCATACGGTGGCATGATGAATTATCCGGATGCTGTTTTGGATAAAATCGATCCTGATATTAGAAATCAAACAAAACAAAATTATCCGTATTTGACCAAATTATTATATGATTCCGGCTATCCAATTGAATATAATAATTATCAATTTCAAGAGCTCTCTAAAGATATTAAAACATGTGGCAAACATTGCATCGTTCGAGTTTTATTAAAAAATTTAGAATTAGATCAATATTATCATTTTATGCATTCTTTGAGTAAACAATATAATATGACTTATGATGAAATTGTTACTTTAATTACTATGTATTTTTAATTTATTTATTTTATTTTATTATTATATAAATGATTCGTAAACCTCAAAAAACTTATTCATTTGTTGAACAATCCTCATGCAGTGATATTATATATTATAATGTTATCATTGTTGGTAATGCTGGAGAAACAAATTTTAATAACCCGTTTTCGGAATATGATGTTTTGGCAAAATTTGAAGAAAACAGAGTTCAACCTATTATCGATAAATGCAGTGACTTTTATATGTCTGTTGTTCGTTTCTCAGTTGATGGAGCCAGTATACCCATTTTTATATGTAATGTAGTTCCAAATCCTAATAATCCATTAGATGTTAATTTTACTCCTTTCATTGTCACTCTATCATGCAATGGTGTCGATTATTCTGAGAATTTAAGGTTTTACACTGAGAATTCCGGTTATATACCAAATCCGCCAACTTCGAGAAGTCAGGATAATACTTCTGATTATTATTATATATATCAATATACCACGTTTGTGAATATGTTAAATACTGCAATTAATGTCTGTTTTACTAATTTAATTGTTGCTAATCCTCAATATGTTGGACAAGATAAACCATATTTTCAATATAATAAAGCGTTGCATGTCGTTGAATATATTGTTCCTAATATTATTGTGAGTGGAACTAATACATATTTGACTCAATTTGTTCAACCAACTAGTCAAACAGATATTAACCCATTGATTGGGACGCCTATAACTCCACAGCCTGCAAATACTATTTATTTATATCTTAATCAAAAATTATATCAATATTATTCTGGTATCGATTCTTTTTATAATCCTATTCCTATTAAATCTAATTTAATGACTGTAAGAGATTTGAAAAATAATTATTACTATTTTCCTCAAAATCTTCCAGATAATCCAGTTGATCAAATAATGACATCTTTTTCTGTTTCTTATACTGTCCCACCTTCACTTTATAATTCTGCATCCTTTACCACTCAACCGCAATATTTTATTAATAAACAAGAATTTAATACGATTGAATTATGGAATTCATTAAGTGCTATTGTTTTTACTACAAACTCAATCCCAATTCAAAGTGAATATATCCCCTCAACTGCTTTTTCTACTTCTGGCGGAAATAGTGGCGTGGCGAGCTTTAGACCCATTTTAACGGATTTTGTCCCAGATCTTACCGATTCCGGTCAATCATCATCAAGATTTGTTTATTATCCGACACAATATAGATTCACTCAATTACTTTCTGATTTGCCATTAACTAAATTTGATTTACAGATGTTTTGGCAGGATCAATATCAAAATCTTCATCCGCTTTATATAAGTTATAATCAATCAAATAGCGTTAAAATTATGTTTATAAGAAAAAATTTATTAAAAAATTATATGCTAAAGGCCGGAACTTAAATAATATAGATTTATTATTATTATTATTATAAAAATATTATAATAATTTATAAATATATAGTATAATGTCTTTAACAATAAACCCGCAAAATGTCGTCCGTGTACTTGATCCAATTATTAATATCAACAATGAAAGGCAATTTGCCATTTTAGAAGGTGGGTCACAGGTTTCATGGAAACCATTTACAACAACCTCAATATCTAATTCAGCAATTCAATTTTCGTGCCCTCCGCCATCACCTCAAATTATTGTGAATAGAAAACTTTATATCGTTGTTCCAATGAGAGTAACATTAAATGCACCAACAAATACACAACCTAAGCTATTGAGAGCCAATTTTGACGCCCCCAGGGCTTGGTCTTTCTCATCGATTTGCAACACGGTACAAGTTGGGATTAATAATACTTCTGTGTCTGTTAATATGTCTGATGTTATACATCCTTTATTGAGATTTAATACAGATGTATGCTTAAAAGAGGGTTTTTATTCAACAACTCCGTCATCTTTAGATCAATCTGTTAATTATTCAGATTTACAAGGATATATCAGAAATCCATTAAGCCAATATGGTGATTCAAATGAAGAGGGTGTTATGGCGCGTGGTGGCTTTCCTTTTAATGTTGTTTCTGATAATGGTGTTACCGCGGTGGTAGATTTTTTAATCGCGGAGCCACTTTTTTTATCTCCATTTTATTTCGGAAAAGAGAATGCAGGGGGCTTTTATGGTGTTCAAACGATGGATTTTACATTTAATATTTTGGCAAATTCTTTCGCTCGTGTTTGGTCTCATGATTATTCAGCTGGAAATGCTTTAATAACTTCTGGATCTGTTCAATTTAATAATTTTGCTGGTGGATTTTCTCCACAATTTGGACAATCTGCGCCACTTTTGTTATTTAATTATATTACTCCCAAAGAATTAATGAATATTCCCAAATCTGTAACATATCCATATTTTGATATTCAAAGATATCCAACCGATACTGGTTCAATTGTGGCCGGAATGACTAACGCCATTACTTCAAATAATTTGCAATTGCAAAGCATACCAAGGAGAATATATGTATTTGCGCGCGTGTCAAATGCCGTTCAACAAACTAATAATTCATATACTGATAGTTATTTGCCTATTAGTTCCATAAATGTAAATTGGAATAATCAGAATAGTCTTTTATCTAATTTAACCGCATTTGATTTGTATCTCATGGCTAAAAAAAATCATTATTGTGGTACATGGACCGATTGGAGCGGTCAGCCTGTTTATGCTGATGGTTCATTGACAACAAAAATAAGCACAAGCGGGTCAATTTGCTGTCTGGAAATGGGAACGGATATTGGTTTATATGATGGTCAGTGCGCTGGAATGTTGGGCACGTATCAGCTAAATATAATATTAACTGTGACAAATAATACTTCTGTCGCTGTTGCTCCTACTCTTTATGTTATCACTATTAATGAAGGTACATTCACTATTGAAAATAACCGTTCTATCTCTCAGATTGGTGTTGTGTCTAAGAATGATGTTTTAAATGCACAAACTAATATGAGCCCATTTGTTGATTATTATGAAATTCAAGATGTTAACGGTGGTGACTTTTTCAGTGGATTAAAGAATTTTGGTACAAGGGTACGTGATTGGATCAAAAATGCATATGCAAAAGGAAAAGATATTTATGAAAAAGTAAAACCATATGCAGAAACTGCCTATGATATCGCAAAATATGCAGCTCCTTTATTGGGTTTTGGTGAAGGTGAAGGTTGTGATGATATGGAAAATATGCAAGATATGCATCATGGATCTGGTCCAATGTATGCCAGTGGGGAATTAGTCGGCGGAAAAATGATGAATAGACGAAAGTTAGCAAGCCGAATGAAAAGAGGTTAATTAATTTGTTATTTTTATTTTTTATTTTATTTTGTATAATCAAATAAAATTTTATTATATAGATTTATATTATAAAATGAATAAAGCATATTGCGGAATAGGCAAGCCAAGATCTGGATATCATTTAGGAAGTTTTGACGAATGTTTGAAAAAAAAACAATTAAGGAGATTCGGAGCAGTTAAATTAACTCTTCGTGAAAAAAAAATTATTAATGCATATGAACAAGAATTAAAAAAAAATCGTAATGCAAAAAGAAGGCTTGCACCTAAAAAGCCTAAAATAATCGATATTGCAAATGTTCCGGTTGCTATACAAAATGATATTAAAAAAATTGTTAAACAATCTAATAACAGAAATATAACAAAAGCTATGGCAACAAAAGCCAAAAAAAGAGCTGTAAAAGAAAGAAAAAAATTATTGGCAGCAGAAAGGAAAGCAATGAGAGATGCGAATAAATTATAATTAGATTTATTATAATTTTTTTATTCAATTAATATATAATGAAGTATTTATTAATTGAACATAACTATGCATTTAAAGAAAGTCGAGTTGTTGAAGAACACCGAAATAAATATGAATGTTTATCTAGAATTGAAGAATTTGCCAGATTGTTTATTCTTGCAAGAAAAGGAGATAATAATATTATTAATTTTTATGATAAATATGATAAAAACAGAGTTTATGATTATTTTATTGAACGATGGAATGGA